TGTACACAAGAGTTGGCGTACAGATCGAGCAGGCAGATGCTTGGGTAGTTGTAAAGAACGTTAAGGTTGCTTCTTAATTAATTTAAGATAAAACCCTCGAAAGGCCCCTAATTAATTTTAGGGGCTTTTCATTTTAATTTATCAATGCTATAATTAAAGAACCTAACAAAGGAGATAATATGTCATTTGAGACATTGAAAGTAGCAGAACTCAGACAAATTGCAGAGGACTTTGCAGTTGACACTGATGGTATTAAGAGTAAGGCAGATATAGTTGCCGCCCTTGCAGAAGAGGGAGTCACATGGTCTGTTTATCAAAAAACTATTAAAGATATTGAAGATGCAACAGATGAGTTTAGCGAAGATGCAGAAGAAATTCTTCCTAGATTTAACCCAGATGCTCAACCAGAAGATACAGTTTTAGTTAGAATGACCAGAGATAACTTTAGATACGATATCATTGGTTTTACATTTACAAAAGAGCATCCTTTTATTGCAATGACAGAAGATAATGCTCAAGAAATTTTTGACAAGGAGGAGGGTTTCCGCTTAGCAACTCCAAAGGAAGTTCAGGAGTACTACGCTTAACCTTTATTAAATGGAAATTCTAGTAGATTCAAATTCGCCAATAACACACAAAGTGTTTTGGCAAGGACAGCTTGTAGATGCTGATACTCTTCCAGTAGTTAGAGTATATGATATTACAGAAGATCCAGCAATATCACCACCTATTAATCCAGGACTCATTCTTACAAGTTTGATTCCAGTTAAGTCAGAAGTAGATTCGGGAACGTACAGCGTATATTTGCCATATGAATATACAAATAGACAACGACAGCTCAGACTAGTTTGGCTATATACTGTAAATGGACAAGCTGCTAATAGAGAGCATAAAGTATTTGTTCAAACCCCGTATACCGATATGAGTCAAGCAATAGATGCTTTAGGGTTGGGATCTGATTATTCAGATCCTAATACTAAATCATATTTTGAGTTATGTAATGCTGAAAGATATGCAAGAAAGTTGATTGAAGCATATACTCAACAACAATTTTATTTATATGATGATGTTCAAATTGCATATGGGTCAGGCTCAGACGTATTGCCACTTCCATATAAATTATCAGAATTGCATGAGTTATATCAAAACGATATTTTATTAATAGATACGATTAATGATATAGACAACTGGAACTATAAAACAATTATTTCAGAAAGCGGATTTGGAATAAGAGTAGATAGATCCAGCATGTTAGACAATACTGTATACACAGCAAATGGAATGGTTCCTCCACAAATTAATAATACATGGGGCGGATCGTTTGCAACTGGATCTACGTATAAGGTTGCTGGCAAGTTTGGCTGGGAAGAAATTCCAGATGAAGTTGACCTTGCTTGTATAGAATTAATGAAAGATTATTTCTCTAAAGATAAAGTTTGGAGAAATAAATACATGAAGTCTATTAAAACATTTGATTGGCAATTTGAATATAATTCAGGTACATATTCAGGAACAGGCAATTTATATGCAGATCAACTTCTTCTTCCATACGTTATTAATAAAATGGTTGTTATCTAATGTATGATCTTGTTGATTCCCTTATGCCGATGCTAATGGATGTATACAAACAATTTGAAACTCAAGATTCAGCAACAGGGGCTTTAAAAAAAGAATGGCAATTTAATAGAACAATGCAGTGCAGTGCAAAAGGAATGATAAGTAACTCTACTGCTGGCAGGTCTGGAGAAAAACAAACTTTTTCAAATAAATATGTTAATGAACAAATGCTTCAAGTTAGAACAACAACAAAATTAACTTTTAATGAAAAAATTACTAATATAAGAAGTTTAGATGAAACAGTTATTTGGGAAGAAATCAATTTCCCAAGTAATACACCAACAGTTTTTGAAGTTATTGGAGTTACTCCAATTACCGAACCAATGGGCGGAGTTATTGGATATAATACAACCGTGAAAAGATCGGAGAACCAGGTAATTGGACAGTAGCGTAGCTTTATTACAAACAGCCAGTGGACTTGAAAGACTGATGGCTGGTTCTGCACCAGGAATAATTAAAGATAGTACAGTGGCACAAGTATCAGCATTTTTATATTATGAGGCATCTGTACTTTCTAAATTAGAAACTAATGCTGCATTTAAAAATTTATTTAAAAAAACAATATTTAATCAAATAGAAAAAGATTTTGGTCAGTATGTAGATGCTCAAGCAAGAACAAAACCTAAAAGCCTTCACCATGTATACGAATGGAATAAAGTAGGTAATCCTACTGCTAGATTGTTTAATTTATATTTAATTGATACTGGCGGACTTTCTTTTAGAATAGGTCGTGATTTTAAGCTATCTAAATCAACAGTTCCTTCTAAAAATAAAAAACAAAAAAAGAAATATGTATTTGCTAATAAAGCTTCAGTTATGGAAGAGGGAATGCCCATAGTAATTCGTCCAAAGTCTGCAGAGCGTTTAGTATTTGAATTAGATGGTGCAACAGTCTTTATGCCTAAAGGTAGCTCAGTAACCGTAAAGAGGCCTGGAGGCAAAGCTGCAACAAATCAGTTTGCACTTACATATGGTAGATTTTTTGGTGGACAATTAGTAAACTCTTCAATAAAAGCATCTGGGTTTCAAAGAATTTTTAATACTAAAATTGCTAAAGCTCTTGAAGCTCCAATTAATATTAAAAAGGTGCAGTATAGCTTTAGTGCTGGTAAAATAAGAATGCAAGCAGATGCAGCATTAAGCTCATCATTTGGAGGGTCACTATGACAGTAGATTATAAAATAGACGCAATGTTTGAATTGCGTAAATTCCTATGGTCGCAATTAAAATTAACTGGTCTATTTGATCCAGAAGATTATTACTCAGATAACCTAGGTTATGAAATTATTCCTATTATTCCTGTTCAGCAGGTGCCAGAGATGGATCAATTTTTGAATGGCAAAAAGCATATAGTTTACGACAAGATTGGATTATCTTACGAAGAGAACTGGCTTATATGTTGCGAAAAGGTTTTGTTTTCCATATACTCTACAGACGTAACAGATATTTATGAAATAAGAAACCTAATGACTGACTTATTTAGAAGAATGGATGAGTCGGCAAAAGACGTCAACGCCTCAAAAAGCACTAATAAGTTAATTTTTCATAATATTATGATTGTGGAAACTACCCCCATAGACCCATCTCTTGAACTTCAAGGGTTTTTATCAACAGACGTAATCTTAGAGGTAAAGTACTCAAGAGTCACAGATCGGCTCGGAAGATTTGCGTAGTTGCTTTTAAAGGCTTAATCCAGTAAAATTGGACATAAGAGGAAATGAGCCTAGCCAGCTTGATTTAAAGTAAGTCAATATATATATATTTATTTAATGGAGGTTTTACACATGGCACAAAATACAGGTAATGCTAGAAACATTCTTGTTGGAGCTTCTCCGTTGTTCTTGTCAGTAGAAGATTCTACTACATCAGGATACGTAGAAAACTTAGCACCAGGAACTGCAGTAACAGGAGCAGTTGGTCGCAATAAGACAGTTCCAGCATTTAAGAATGGAACAGCAGGATCAGGTTCACCAGTAACTGGTTATGTAGCAGGAGAGTCATACATCACAACACTTAATGGTGTAGACGTAGATAACTCAACTTCTTCAGCAACAACTGGAGCCGCATACCGTAACGTAGGTTACACAAACAATGGTCTTCAAATTACTTACAACCCATCATACGGTTCAGTAACAGTAGATCAGCTTCTTGACTCAGCAAAGCTATTCAAGGAGACAATGGAAGTTATGATCGCAACAGAATTCGCAGAAGGAACTCTTGAAAACGTTCTTGGCGTATTTGGACAATCAGGAGCAACACTATCACAAGATGGTAAGACTCTTGGTTTAGCAGCAGGTGCACTAGGAGAAGCTCCAGTTGAGCGTCAATTAGTTGCAGTTGGACAAGCTCCAACAACTGCAGCATCATCAAAGACAGAGCGTGTATATTATGCACGTCGTGTTCTTTCTGTACAACAGTCACAATTCTCATTGTCACGTAACGCAGCAGCAACATTCCCAGTAACATTCCGTTTGCTTCCATCAGGAGCAGCAGGAGATGCAGGCAAGGAATACGGAACAATCGTAGACCGCACCTGGCTATAATTAATATTAATTAATTAATAAAATTCCCCTCAAGAAATTGAGGGGTTTTTTATTGCCCTTATATTATCAATATGATACAATAATTAAGACAAGATCCTAGGAGGATTAAATTGGCAACTACAGTATACGATGTTGAAGAAATTCAGCTACAAAATGGCGCAACAGTTAAGCTTAAGCCTTTAACAATTAAAGAGCTTCGTAAGTTTATGCAAGTCATTCAAAAGACACAAGAAGTAACATCAGAAGATGAAACACTCACAATTCTTATTGAAGCATGTGCAGTAGCATTAGAAAAGCAACTGCCTGATTTAGTAAAGGACAAAGACGCATTTGAAGACACACTTGACGTTCCAACAATCAACCGCATTCTTGAGATTTGCGGAGGAATTAAGATGGACGACCCAAACCTATTAGCGGCAGCGGTACTGGCTGGTCAGAACTAGATCTAGCCGCTTTAGAAGGGGAAGTATTTCTTTTAGGTAATTGGAAAAATTACGAAGAACTAGAAGATAATCTTTCAATGCCAGAGATGGTCCAGACTTTTAAGTCAATGCAAAAAACTGAATCGGAAAAAAGAAAGTTCTTAGCTTCAATTCAAGGTGTTGATTTAAATGAAAGCAGTAATGAAAATGAGGAGGGGTCATCCTTCGAAGATGTTAGAAGAAGAGCACTTGGGATAAACGCATCAGCAGATGATGTTGTTTCACTACAAGGCTCATTTGCCAGCGAAGCTGGATTCGGCATTGGAGCGGGATTAGGATACTCTATAGAGTAACATATACATATGGCAGATAATTTAATCACCACCAATATTACCGCCAACGCAGACTTTACGAGTTTAAGAACTCAACTAGCTGCGGTTACTGCCCAACTCTTAAAATTACAAGAAACAACAGCGGGAACTAACGCCAAGCTTGCAAATCAAATTGCAGTAATGAATAAAGCGTTTGCAACAACGCTTACTTCAACAGGCCAGTTCTCGCAACACTTTGTATCCCTTACTTCAGATGTAGAAAAATTTGGCAAGAACTTAGACCGAGGTCGACTTAAGTTAAATGACTATTACAATACATGGAATGGTCATACAAAGAAAACCAGCAATCTAGTTAGAGAGCTTGCCAAGCAGCAAGTTATGCTTGAACAAGCAATCATTCAGCCTGTGGGTAAAAATGCACAAGGCTTAATGCAATACAATGTAATGGTTGCAAAAGGTTTAGATGAAATAAAGAATAAATCTGCAATTGCAAGACAAGAACTAGCCATCATGAATAAGGTTATGCTTGATGGATCTAATCAACTTATTAACTGGGGTAAAAATACTCAGTGGGCAGGACGTCAATTAACGGTAGGATTGACAGTCCCATTAGCAGCATTTGGAATGGCTGCACAAAAAGCTTTTAGAGAAGCAGATGCAGAACTTGTAAGACTCACAAAGGTATATGGTGGACTATCTGCAGTTTCAGCGCAAGAACTTGCAAAAGTTAGAAAAGATGTATCTGCAACAGCAAAAGAAATTGCCAGCTCATACGGAGTTGCATATAAAGATACTATTTCTCTTGCGGCAGATTTGGCAGCAACAGGACAAGAAGGACAAGCATTACTAGAAGCAACAAAGCAAACATCTAGACTTGCAGTTCTTGGAGAAGTTGATAGACAAGATGCAATGAAAGCAACTCTTGCTATTCAAAATGCATTTAAACAAAATACAGAAGAACTAACTCAATCAATTGATTTCCTTAACGCAGTTGAAAACCAAACTTCAACTAGCCTTGCAGATTTAACAGAAGCTATTCCTAAAGCTGGTCCAGTAATCAAGTCATTAGGCGGAGATGTAAAAGATCTAGCACTATACCTTACAGCAATGAAAGAGGGTGGGGTAAATGCGGCAGAAGGCGCAAATGCAATTAAGTCAGCAATGGCTTCACTTATTAATCCAACTAAAGTTGCAACAGAGCAGTTTGCTGGATTTGGAATTGATCTAAAAGGTATAGTTAATCAGAATGCTGGAAACCTAACACAAACAATATTAGATTTACAATCAGCTCTTGATGGATTAAACCCATTAGATAAATCTAGAGCAATCGAGCAACTCTTTGGTAAATTCCAATTTGCTAGAATGTCAGCACTTTTTGAAAACCTTGGAAAGTCTGGTTCACAAACACTTCAGGTTATGGATTTAATGAAGGCAAGTGCAACAGATCTTGCAAACATATCTTCACGAGAATTAGGAATGATGACTGAGTCAGCATCGGGTCAATTTAAAAGAGCTCTTGCTTCAGTACAAGCGGATCTAGCACAAACAGGTGAGCAATTCTTAAAGATTAGTACAAAGGTATTAAATGTTGTAGACGGAATTATTAAATTTTTCCAGCATCTTCCAGGCCCAGTTAAAACATTTTTAAATGCTATTGGAGGACTTACAGCAGTAGCAGGCCCACTTATTATGATGGCTGGTGTAATGGGCAACTTTATTGGATATGTAATTAAAGGTATATTCCATTTAAGACAACTTGCAAAAGGTGGTCAAGGATTTAAACTTCTTACTCCAGAAATTATGGCAGCAGATGCTGCAGCAAAAGGATTAGCCACATCATTTTATTCAGATACAGAAGCAACAACTGTTTTAACAAATGCAGTAAATACACTTGCAGCATCATTTGACACGCTTGTATTAAAAGCAGATGCAGCAAAGGTTGCAGTTCAGCCAACTATATCTGCAGTTGCAGGTGGAGTTATTGCAGCGGGTACTCCAAGCGGACAAAGATTTGTAGATAAAAATAACCCACTAGTTGGAGAACCATATTCAAGAGATATGTCTCATATGATTCCTGCTCAAACACAACAACCAGGAACTATATTTGGAACTGTTCCAGGAGCATCTCCAGTAAATGTTAGAATTGGTAAAAACCCACAAGCATATATGAATCAAGATATGCCCAAGATTCCAGGAGTAACTTCTGTAAACGGTATATCTACTGGGGTTGTAGCAACAGAAGCAGCAAAATGGCATGCAATGACAGCAGCAATTGCAATGCAGTCAGAAGCAGAACTTAAAGTATTAAAAGCAGAAGTTGCAGCCACTGGAACAGTTACCTCAAGTTTAGCTGATTCCTATCAAGCATTACTTCCACAATTTTCAGAAATTACACAAATGGCAGCAGCTGAAACACAGGCAATTGTTGCCGAACTTCAAGCTAGTAAAATAACTGTAGATCAAGCAAGAGCAAAGGTAATTCAATTAAATGCAACAATTGAAACAATGCTTGCAGAAACTGCAACAGCAACAGCTACTTCAATGGGTAGAGGTATAAACTTAACAACTGTTCCTTTGACATCACAACCAGTAACTGATCCAGTAAGCGGAAAATCAAATATGAAAGAAATGTTTCATAAGGGAACAACAAAAGATTTAGTAGATAGAATTGCAAGAGCGTTAGGTGGAGTTAGAACATCGGGCGCAGGCTATAACATTCAAACAACAAAACCTAAATTTGCAAAAGGTGGAATAGTACCTGGAACAGGCAATAGCGATACGTATCACACAACAGCTGAAGCGGGATCATTTGTTATTAATAAAAAATCAACACAAGAAAATATGCCAATCATAAGCAATCTTCTTGGAGGAACTCCAGCATTTGCAGATGGAGGTCAAGTACCAGTAGTGCTAACTCCTGGAGAAGCCGTAATTCCACCAGATATTGCACAAAAAGATATGCCATTAATGCATTCATTAAACGGTGGCCCAGGAAATACTTCTGGAATTGGAAGAGTAACTGGTGGCGGAGATCTAAAAGATACACTAGAGGCTAAAAAGATAGCACTAGTTAATATTGCAGATATGCTTAATTCTCCAAATTATTATGAAGAAAATAGAACTCGATATATATTAAATGCCGCATGGGGAATAAAGCAAGGCGGAGCTAAATCTAAAAATCCAATAACAAATGAACAAGCAGTTAAGTATGCAGAAGAAATGTTTGATGAGCATGTTAGAAGATCTGGCGGAAGACAAGCTAGATTTGATGATTTAGCTCAAGGTGAAATTCAACAAGTAATGCAAAGAAGATTAAAAAAAGATCATCCAGGATTTAAGTTATTATTAGATAAAAGACTTTCTGATGCTGTAATTAATGCAAAAGATGCAGCAGCAAAAACAAAGGCAGTAGATAAGATTAGAGAAAAAAGTCCTATATTAAACCCACAAGAAAGATCAGAGATTTGGGATTTAATGAGAGGCAGAGAAGGTATAGATCAAAAAGCATTACTAGAAATTGATCCATTTTCTCCAAAGGCTGTAGATAGAGCTCACGGAGTTCCAATCGGATCACAAAAAAGACATGCAGTTGGTTACGCTGGACAAGCAGTAACACTGCCATCACGTATTAATAAAGACATGTTCCATTATGAACAATATGGGTTAACAAAAAATTGGCTACCTACATTTACTCCAGAAGCAAAAAGAGAAGCAAAACTATTTTTAAGAAGAATAGGTTTAAATGTAGATACGTTAGAAGAAGTTAAAAAAGCTGCAAAACTTAGCAAAACTCCTGCTCAATTTCAAGCCGTACTAAGCGCTGCAGCAATGCCAAAGGGTGGAGTTCAATGGCTAAGAGCATTTAATCGTGGAAGAGTTGCTTTTGCAGGATTACCAAAAGGACTAAATGCTGGTGGAACCGTTCCAGGAAAATTTGCACAAAGATTATTTGGTGGCGGTAAAGCAATGTTCTTAGGAATGCCTAGATCTATTAAGCAGGTAGAAGCGCAAAGAGCAGCAAAAGCTGCAATGGATAAAGCAAGTCAAGCAGTAAAAGATTCTAGATTTAGCAAAACTTCAGTAACTGACTACGATGGACTCCTAGAGCCTACATC